TGCGTAGGTGACCAAAGCCACTAGAGCACGCAAAACGTACAAGCTCCAGTGAAGATTTGTCCTTGTTCAGGGACAAATTGGGTCTAGCTATTAAAGTTGTGACTAAAAAACCGGATTGACCTCCGGGAAAAAATTTATCACAAATTTAAAAACAGAGGCTAAACCCGGAACCGATTCAGGTTCCCCCACAGCCACAGTGGGTAAGTTGATTCAAAGTACACGCTCAACTATAAAGCGCTTTGCACGATTAAGATCTCATACAGGATCATTCAGTTTATAAGTACTAGTACTGAATATACTATCTGTGTTGTGGTACACTAGACGACCCCCGTAGATTTAAGTTTGCGGGTGAACTACTTGAATACAAGTTTCGGAAAACAGTTTAATGACGTATACTCCTTAGGTCAGTTCTTCGTCTTATGGTGGGACAATTGCCACCGGTTTAGGTGGAAAAAATGCTATAGGGCATCCAGTGAAATAAGACAAATTGAAATCCTCAGCCACGCTCACATAGTCATATATCGTCTGCCGACTATCAGGGTCGGTGCGAATATATGCTGAAAGAGTGTGGGATTGGAATCCATTTGATGGGTTGCGCATGTTAAGGCGCTTTGCCGTGTAGAAACGACGATTGTTGTGGTAAGGTAACTCCACGTGTAGGGCTCCCGTGTTATTGGGATCCATGCGGTGGGCTCCATTCCACATTGTGGGTGAAAGGTCCAAATGGGTATTCAAAGCTGCTGTAGCGGTCGCCTGCGATATCGTAGCAGGTAGCACACCTTGCACCAAAGAATAGACTTTCTTCCTGACTTCTCGAGTTATTGAGACATAGTTAGTCCATGATCCATTTATGTTGTTCGGTAATATATACATTCTCCGTAGGCCTCCTCTCCTGCACACATATGCTGGAGTGAGGTAATTAAGAAGTGTAGTGTTGACAACATTATATGGAATGGGAACTGGCGTAGGACTACCGACTAAAACTGTGTGTAAGCCGTTAAGCTGTGGCACTGATATGTCGGTGTTGTACGAAATGCCTCTATAAAAAGGGAAGTCAGATTGTGTAAGCTTGATAGTTCCAAAATCGTTATTGGACATACTGATGACTTGAGAAAGAGCATATCGCTTCAGACATTGCCTGAATGAGGTGATAGGATCACCGTCATGAATCAATAAATTCTCAGGAACTAAGCCTATTTGCCCAAATTTGAACGTTTCTTGCGCATTTTCAGGATCGCCATCGCCCCTGGCTGCATCCGTTAACTCTGAGCCGCCTTGGGGAAAATACGTGAGATTGCGTATTGTACTGTCATCTGGACCAACCAACTCGAAATCATCTCCTGCGGAGACGAAAACAAGAATTGTTGCGTCGAAATTGACTGTAGAATTTACACAAGTGAGGGGATTCTGAATGGCGACCTCGATAACCCCATTGGCGAAGCCTTGCAAAACAGTGCGACGTGTTTGGCCATAATAAGGAGTCGAGGTATTATCAAGAATGGGTATTTCGAGGTAGTTTAGGCCTTGGCCCCAACCTACTTCAACAGTGAAATCTCTGTCTTTTTCCAAATCTAACATATGCGTGTAAACAACATTCGTGTCATTAGAGGCGACTTGGTAAGGATCGAATTTAATCATCAACTTACCTCGGTGACTAGGGGTGGCGACAACCATAAATCTGTACTTAATCGTACCTCTCCAATAGTGGAAGGGTAAAGAAGCAAAGCACATAGGAGTTAGGTGAAAGCCGGTTCCAGTGACGGATGTATAAGACGAAGTCTGGAAGTGGGTCGGAACGTTGGAAGCGGACCAAAGGACTGTTTCGCTACCAACAAGGGGCGTCCAAGTGAAGGCAGTCAGGAATGCTTCGCGTGTGAATATGGATTTGAGAGTCATCTCATCATCTCCATGTTGGCCGTTTACTCTGCTATCGATAGTAGTCTCCTGCTTAACGTCCAGCGTGAGCTTGATTGCGGTGTCGTGCACATTGGAATTCGTCATGTTACCATATGAGCCATGTCCAGTCAGGTGCATATTTTCGGGTAATGTGGGGCGGCTGAATCCAAAGTATCTTGCTATGGAATTGACGCGGGCTGCCACGTGCTGTGTTGCCAATGCATATCGTCCTATCATTGGCATCCTGGCGAGTTTGCCTGACAAGTGTTCTACCACCGCAGCTGGACCAGAAATCATACCATTGTACTCATCATTCTTCCATGCGTCAAGAATCCCTGCTTGGGGGACCATGTTTGGAGGCAATTGTGTCGTGAGCATGGACAAATGAACGTCCGTGGCCCATACAAAAACACATACTTCTATGCGAGTGTTGGCTCCATTAATGTGCTTAAGCGGTGCAAAAGATTCCACTTTCACTCGACCCATAGTCTGCCATTCGGCCGCGGGAATAGATAGGTTACTCGCAGGGGATATGTACGGTAATTCGAGAGTGCCACCAGCTGACCCACATGGATCAATATATATACATTGGCGCTGGGACAAATTGGTCAAATTTCCGAACCTGTTATTATTGGTAAGAAATTCCTCAGTCTCATCATAGACGGGCAATGGCCAATATGAGGCAATCGCGCGTCCATAGTGGAATGGACTTCCTGTTACAACAAATTTGACGTTCAGCTTACAGCGAAGTAGGTTGAAATGAGCTATCCGGTTGAGTACCTTTTTGTTCTGGAAAAATCCTGACCATGGGTCGAAAGAATATGAGAGGCCGGAATTGACGTTCCAGCTAATCTGAGAGACTTTAACTGGACGTGCAAGAAAATTGCCAAGATCGGCATCGTTCATGTCTGTTTGTGAAAATGTACTGTCTGGTTCTGACATAACTCCAGCCACCCAACTAGGTTGGGCTTCGGAGAAATTGACATTTTCTGTTCGTAATTGGTCTTCTGTTGTTGTTGTTTGCATCAATCATCTTTGGGCTACCTAGTGTTAGATTGATCGGCTAGGTAGGTTTGGTGCGCTAATATGCTGGCAAGCCGGTGGAAATTCGCGCGTTTTCCACAGGTAATCAGTGCCAAGCATTCCCTTTTAGCGGATGACCATAGGGAGAAGGCCAGAGGGATAAGTTTACATCGCATTCCAGGCGGTGCTGAGATTACATCATTTCTGGCAATGGCAATGTTTTCCCATGAATGTCCAACCACTTAATCACAAAGTCCTCATAGGACACGTGGAGGGCTTCACACATGTGGGATATATCGCAGTCGTATGCAACACGCTGCAATTTTTCTTGCATTTCCTCGAATTTTTCTCGACCGTGGTAAAACCAACTGCGCAAAGCTCCGTCAACATTCATGGCTGCGACTTCTCTGGGCGTGACGAATTTGCTTTTCATGACGCAATGCAATGATTTAAATATGGAAGAATCCTCCAAAATTCCAACTTTGCAATGCAAGTCCGGGTGAAAATACGTCTTTCGCTTGAGGAAATCACAATTGTCCGAATGCAAATAAGGAACTGGTGAAGATGACTTGTCCGGCATGGTAAGTTTCATACCATAGCGGTCCAAGTATTGTGCCATGGATATGTGATTGAACAGGGGGACGTCCTTGCTAACTCCGCTCTTGAAATCGTCTCCATAGGTGATCGCGCTGACGTTCATATTAAAGCTCTTTTTGGGATAAATGCTGTGAAAGGCGCACCTCAAAATCAATGAATTGACAATCGAATTGATGTAAACAGTGAGGTTTTGCCCGGAAGGATTCGATCCGAAAAACTTAAGAAGGTCGCCGTTGTATACTGTGTAGGCGTAGCAAATTTCTGTTGCTAATCCACGCATGTACTCGATTTCCAGTTCGGAGTATTTGGCGGCGTATGCAAAGTCAATCATGATGCGGAAAGCCGTGCCCATCAGCTGTGCTGGCATTCGCAGATCGTACTTGCTGTAATCTCCTGCAACAATGCGATCCTTTCCAAATTTGATGACATGATCGTCGAGTTGATGCCACTCGTAACTTTCTGCGTTAATTCCAACTGCACACTCACTCACGAGAGGGAATAATGAGAGGACCCGGGCGATCGGCAAAAAGTACATGCGGACCCCCAATTGAAGTACGAGGGGAGCTGCTTGAAATATACGAACTTTGTCCTTATCCAATTTCGTGGGTTCATCTTTCATGCAGGCCTTAAAGATTTGCGTGCTTCTATCTCCCTGAGCATACTTTGCCAACGTACGATCAAATTCTTGCCAGAAGATGGGTGATACATCCTTGGGGCACATGTGGTCTTCAGACTCAACGTCGCACAAGATACGCTCCTTTTTGCCAGAAAACGGGAACCCGATGGAAGTATTGGCCTTAATAGCATCGATGAAACGAACTCCGTCGATTCCACTAACTGTTTCTATCCGCGAAAGAGGTTTGCACTTCATCATCATATTCCACATCATCTCATTACATTGAATTCTGGACACGTACGAGGTGGTGGCGGCAAGTAAGTCGGGAGCGGGAAGTCCCAAGGCTGGTTGCGAGGAAAATTGCAAACTGGCTTGCCAGGGGAAATTCTTTCTGAACTTCGGTTGCCCCCACAATTGCGGGATACCACAATGTTTGGTGACTGCCTTGGAGATTGGGGACTCAATGACCACGGATACTGGAGTGCTTTGGTTGCCAACAACACCGTACACGCGAATTACAGGATCACCTTCGAGGTGTCTGACTGCGCTTTTTGGATGAATGTCGGCACCTTGCTGGAAAAAGGTTATACCAAATTGTGATGTATCATGCGGTGCGTCACTAGCTGACACGAAAACAGCTTTTTTCCCTTTGAGTGCTTCAAAAGCTACATCGAAAAGGTTTGCGGTCAACGTACCAAGGGCTCCGTTTCTACCATTGCCACACAAATGGAAACCTGCAATACATGGGGTCACTGAATCCGTTAGGACTGGTGCCATGCATAGACCAGCAAAAGAATCCCATTCCAAAGTATAGGTTGCCCCGTCGTATGACGGGACTCCCTGCGGGGAAATGTGATTAGGGGTCATGATGCAGCTGCTGCGCTTGACATCTCCTTCCCTGCTCTTATATACAAGCTTTGCGGGCCCCTTCGTAAGTTTTCCAGTGGGGAAATAGCGCGTGAGATTTTTCCAGTCGCCTCCGCTAGGGACCCAAACAAGTGACATATCAGTGCCCGGTATATCGCTAGAAAATTCGCGATCTAGCATTGCTGAAAACGACGCACCTACACAGTTGTGCTTGCGTACGAATTTTGCAGTAAAGCTATTACTATACCACATGTGGCGGGGAAAAATGGCCACGTTGGACTTTGGGAAAAATGCGTTACAAAAGTAAAGTTTGCCTTCAAGTTCGAAGGTCATGACGCACAAATTGTTGAGCACCAAGTTCGATAATTCAGTTACGCTGACCCCATTATTTCCTAGCGGACGCGTGGGTTCCTCGAGAACGACTGGTTTCCAAGGATTAACTTCGGCGTCACGGCGTGCAACATCCGTGTAATTCATAGGTGCAAGATTGCCTTGTGTTTGATAAAGAGATTGCATGCGTCGATATGACTTAATAGCCATGTAAATTGCGGCCATAGCTGCACTCGAGCCAAGCAACCATGCCAGATGACGGTCACGAAAGCGCTTTGCGAGTGGAGCTACAGAATCACGACGCAATGAAATTTCTTCGATTAACTTTGTCTTTTCCATTTCGACTGCCTTGGCAATGCATACAAAAGATCCAGATGCAAAATAAAGCCAAATTACAAAAAGCAATTTCCACCAACCTGTGGAGAGACGTGACATACATATCAAGAGCAGCAAAGTGTATCCACACAATTCTTGTCCTGCTTCTTGGTACTTAGAGATGACATTATTCCTAATCGTAGGCCACTCGGCAGCAATAATCATGTTGCGAAATTCCTTGGTGACATACAGATTTTCAGGTATCCAAGTGGTCCACGAAAAATACGGGGATTGTTCAAGTTCTGCGCACCGATTGATCAACATTTGAGTCGTGCCTTTTTCGAGTATTTTAAGCACGCCTACAGTTTTCTTTCCTTTAGTGTGTATCAACCAGTCCAACACACCAAGAGCTTTGGTCTGTGCGAATGTCCCGAATGTAAATGGGAACAATCCAATTGACTGCGCAGAAGTGGTGAAATACGCTTCAAACTCACCGGTAGTTTTGCACTCATTGAGCAACGGTCGCTTCCAATATTTCTGCGTAAGGGCAAATAAGTCGAGCTTACCAAGTTGGGGAGTCAAAGAACTTACCCCTGACTTTTCACAATCAGCATAGTACCCCGACGAATCGACAGATATATTCACATCAGGTTCTAGTTTATGAGCAAAATGAGGAATGGAGGTAGTCTTACCGGCTAAGGGCGAAACGTACGGCCCATGTTGTGCTTGGAAGTCCGCGTATTCAAGCTCGTTGTACGAACATTCCTTAAAATCTGGATTGCAGTACGGGCAAGTCTGGAAACTCTCCGGTAACTTGCAATGTTCGCATATTTTCATCCTTTCGCCCATATTCTGAGCATTGGCAACGATTTTGTTCTGAGCTGCAAAATGCTCAAAGGTTGCATAACGGAGATAACTAAACAATAGGAAAATGTCAATCTTTGCTAATTCTTCACCGCGGAATTTCACAAGTGACCATCCAACGTTGGACTGCGCACCGGCAGGTCCAGGGACAGGATAAGCTTGTTCAACCCAGAACTCCCAAAAATCAGGTATTTCAGGCGTTTGACCAGGATATGCCATCTTGATCTTGGCAGGGTCCAACATTCCGTTAGTAGCGAATCGTTCCTTAACCTTGACTGTGATGGTGACATTGTCTCTACGAGCAATGGATGCTGGTGCATTAGAATAAACGGATGCTCCAGAATCTTTGACATTTTTCGTGATGATCACCAACTTGGGGTTAATCGTAACTTTTCCTTTCTTTTCAGCCTCAGCCATAGGGGCATAAGCTTTATTGTTGTTGATCAACTCAATAATCCTTGCAGTGGGGGGCTCGTTCACAAATTCAGATTTGGTATTGCCAATATCATCCATAATGATGCAGTTGACGTATGACTTCATTTGGGACATATACTTGTCACTATCAGACAATGAGATTGTACAATTGTCACTGGCATCAAAACCATTAACCTTTAATACATATGCAATAATCAGGGGGCACAAAGTGGACTTCCCAACTGCAGTGTCTCCAAAGAGACCAATAGCATAGGGAGCTACACGGAGACCGCCTGTCATGCGAACTTCACGAAAATCGGAGTGCCAAATATTGAGCTTTTCGATCTGACGATTGAAAATAGCCTTTTCGAAGGAGGAAGTGCATCCGAGCAACAGACGCTCGGCACGTTCCACAGTCTTTTCTAGAAGCTTATCATAGCCGTTGTCATCGAGTCCTTCAGACGCCAAATTGCCACATGCGTGCAAGTTACTACAACGCATACACTTGTGGAAATCGTCAGAGAAAGTTTGGTGTTCAATGGATCCATAGAGAAGAGGCTTGATTGACCCAGTTCGGAAGCACAGATATCCGCCTTCGGCAAAGTGTATAACCATCTCAAAGACGGCATCCACAAGACCAATGACAGATGTGTTTTTACTGGCTAGAGGTAGGGAGAAGAGTTCGAGTCCATTGACTGTGGGAATTATGTCCGTAGCTTTGCACAAACCAAGTGCTACACAGAGGCTCAGAATCTTTCCGATTTTGTTAAAGCCATCTGCATGTAAAGCAAGAGTCCACGTATTTGAAAGCTCTTTGATGTCGCGGAGCCAGTTGGGATACTCATTATCACCAACAATACCCGATTGGGGGCACATGGCGGTTCCGAGAGTCGTGGACAAGTATTTACAAGCAGTTTCAGTCACACTCTGTGTATACAATGTTTTGAAATACATAAGCATGGTTAGCGAAAATTGCGTGACTGTTGTGCATTGTGACAGAGACATAAGGAGAATTACTGTATTTTCAATTGAATTATTAATATCAGTATTGAACCCATAACCTCGGATTTTCGCCATCACGGCGTTCTGGATAAAACCAGACTGAGGGTTGAGTTTCTTTCTCCCATTTTTGCGGCGTTTGCGATCTTTCTTTCTACTGCGGCGAGCTTGTTGAGCTTCGCGATAAGTAGAATCAAAATGCACGCGGCGGTCTCGCCACTGGGAATCATGTGGTACTTCGGAATAAACTGCGAGTTCTTCGTCAGTAAAGTAAAAATCTTCTTCTTGGCCGGATTGGGGGCACAAGGTAGGGGAAGCACAGTTCAAAAACTGTAGGACTTCAATAAATAAGCGTTTAATTAAGGATAAAAATAACATTTTAGAGATATGATAATAAATTAAGTAATATTTTATTGATGAGAGATATTTTGAGATTACAAGTGGGGACAGGTGATAGTATGTTTAGGCTGCTTCATCTTTAAAGCAGTTGAGAGGGGTTATTTCAGGTTTCGAAACCAAGCCCCAAAGTTGTTTCTTGGCGGTTTTTCCTAGAGGAAGCCTTCGGGTAGGTAATGAGCAGTATTTGGGACCTCTCACACCTCCTTCTTTCCAGCTATACTTCGAAAATGAGACGATTTGAACATATTTACCAACAGACATGTGGCCTAATAAAAATCGAATAATTTGGAAAGTAAAGCAATAATCCCACGCCGCTAGATAGGCGGAATGGGTCCTCAATTGTCAGAAATTTAAATTTCAGCATTTTATAGAATAAACTGTTACAGGGTCGCATACCCTTAACAACATCAGCTCGTACTGTGTTGAATGCATAGTCTTTAGGATTTCTCAGGTCCCGTCATCTAAACCAAAGGCGAAAGGTAAATGAAATTTGACAATTTCCATTGATAGAATACATTTTATTTTGCATAACAAGAAAGGATCGCTCCTCTTTGTCGCGTACATCTAATCCCACGGGGCGTCACCCACGTCGAAAGATAGTGTACCGCAAAGCTTGTGTGCGGCATAAAAAACTCAGGATATCATCCCCAAGTAAAATAGCTAATATACATGCGATGTTCGCTTTTTATGTGCGGGATAGGCTGGGCGTAAAGCCCGGAAATAGTTCATGTAACTGGAGTCGTTACAAATTTTCCATCCTTATATTAGACTCCAACATGTTGCCATGTGAATCGATACAAAACTGCGTGTACCACTGATGTTCGTGGCGCCTAAAGTATCAATATTCATCAACTCCTGGTAAGGAGGTAACCTATAATGTATAATATCTTATCTAAGTCTTCAGATATTATAGGTTAAAATAGACCTGACTGGCGTGTCAGGCGACTTGCAAAGCAAAGAAATAGCGGCTCTTCCGCTAGAAATACTTTACAAGTTTAGAGCATAAAACATGGTTTTGTTTTAGACATATAAAAAGTCTTTTACATAACTTCATAACTAAACACGACACTAAATGTGAAGGTCCACACGAAAAACGAATTCGATTTACGAGTGGTAGTTCGTGAGTAGAGCGATTTAACGCCAACTACAAAGTTAGGTGCGAGAGTGTATAACACTCACG